GTGCTTCTGCAATTAAGTCATGTCTTGGTTCTACAAATTGATACTTCTCTAATAAGTGTCCTAATAAATTTGTAGGCTTCCCTGACATAGAAGGATAATTTGGTTGAACTAATCCTGAATATAAATGACTCTGCAATTTCTTATCTAGCTTAAGTCCTGATATATTTCCTTTAGCTAAAGTATCATATACATTATCCATATAATCTTTAGCAGCTGCTTCTTGCTGTCTCTTTAAACCTTCTTGTTCTGCAAGTTGTTGTGTAACTATTTGTTCTTGCATCTTATCTAACTTAGGTTTAAACTGATTAGCTTTCTTTTCTAATCTATCCATATCAGCCCAGTCTTGAATCTCTGCTTCTATTTCTTCAGGAGTTCCAAATCTAGTAGCATGTAAGTATTGTCTTGCAATTTCTGCTTGGTGTTGTTCATTAGAAGGATCTAGATCAATCATTTCTTCTACATGAGCAAGAGTTCTAAATAATCCTTTTAAATCTGTACCACCATCTGCTACATACTTAGCTGCAACTTGAAGTTCTTCAGGAAGTGAATTAAAAAATTCTTTTGGAGTATCTCTTCTTATCTTAGCCTCTCTCTCTTGAAAGTTAGCTTCAAATAATTCTCTGAAGTCTTTAGTAGTGTATTCTTCAATTGGTTTTTCATCATCAAAACCAAAAAGAGTTCCCTCCTCAATCATTTTAGTTGCTAATTCAGCAAGACCGCTCTTATCTAATTTAGGTCTTCCTGGTTTAGATTCAGTTTCCTCAGCATCAGAAATCATATCATCCAATTCAGAAAGAGCTTCATCTACTAAAGCTTTATCTTCTGTTGGAGATGATTCTGTTGCTTCAACAGTTTCTTCAACTTTATCCTCAGTCTTGTCAATGAACGTTGGATCAAACTCTTCTCCCTTAGAAAAAAGGTTTGATTTCTTTTGCTCTGGTTCTGGTTCAACTTCTTCTGCTGGTAGTAATATGCTCTCAGCTCCAGGTTGACCAAACATTTCATCAATATTTACATCTACTTGTTCTACCGTTGTAGAATCTTGCACTTGAGTTTCCTCATTTAATTCTTCTGCCATGTTTACTTTTTTGTTGGTTATACTTTAATATACTAAATAAATTTTAAAAATTTAAAATAATTATAAAAAATTTATTTAATTTTTTCACATTATATAGCTAATTTATTTTTTTAGTTATTTTTTCAAGCTCTTTTATATAAAATTTTCTTTCTTCTGCTCTTACTAAAGCAATTTCTTTTATAAAGTTTTCTCTCTCCGCATGACATTGCTTCATAAACTGCTCTCTTTCTTTATGCCAAGTCTCTCTTTCCTGGGTAGACCTTGCAGAAATTTCTTCAATCTTTCTAAGCAACCATCTCTCTCTAGTAATAGCATATAACACCCATATGCCTAATACTCCATACTGTGTTAATATCTCAAACGTGTCCATTACTTGTCATATTTATTTTTATTCATTGCTGCTATTTGAACTTGTTTATCAGCTATTTCTTTTTGAGCTTGTATCTTTTCTCTTTCAAGTTGGTTCTTTTGATTCTGAATACTCATTCTATTGACTTCTTTTTCTTCTTGAAGATCTGTCTGTTGTTGATACTGATCAGTCTTTTGAATTCTATCCATTGCATCTAAGAAATCACTTTGCTCATTTTTATCAATGTCCATCATTGAACCATAACCAGCAGCTCTAATCTCAGCAATAAGAATATCTTTTTGTCTATCTTTCTCTTTTTGAGCTTCATCATAATCCATTTGCTTTTGCTGAGCTTCTTGCTGAGCTTGAATCTGCTGTTCTTGCATTTGCTGTTGTGATTGCTGCTCTTGTTGTTTTTGTTGCTGTTGTTTTTCTTCTGAAGCTTTCATAGTATTATTAAGTTCAGCTATAGAGTTAGATTGAATAACTTTTCCTAGATCATATATAGAAGCTCCAGTAGTATTATTTTGCATTGCCATTTGTTTAAGTTGTTCTAACATTGCTCTATGATTAGCAGTAGTAGAAGCAAAAATGTTAAGATCTCTTAATAATAAATCAGTACCATTTATTTCAAAGTTTACTTTTTCAGCTGCAGTTGTAATATAAGTTAACCTAGTAGAAGGTGTTGTAGAATGATAATACTGTGCTAAGTCTGTTCTCATTTGATGAACTCTAGGCATTAAATAATCACAATGCTGTATAAAATAAGTTTCTGTTTGAGCATATGATGCATTAACAGCTTGCTCTACACCTGTAGCAGTTTGTTGAGATATCTGCTGACCCATTCTTTGTGGGTTAACACCTATTACTTCATATGCCTGTTGTTTAAAATAATTAGATAACTGAATCCTAGACATAAGTCTGTTAGTCTGATCTAAATCTAATTTTTGGAAATGCTGAAAGTTTAATGCATTCTCTGTATTTGTAATAGAAGTATCTAATGGTAACATGCTAAAATCTTTCATAGCTACATAGGCTTTAGCTAAATTACCTTTACCCCAATCTTCACCTAATGAATGTTTAGGAAGAGTATTTTGGTCTAGCATAATTACAGTACCAAGTTCATCTACTAATATATCAGCTATCTGATTGTTTACAATATTATAACCAATCTGAAATGGTTTCATTAAATCAATAAGTGCTGTTGACTTAGTATTTCTATCTGAGAATACAGCTCCTTCTACAGGAAGTTTACAACCATAAAGATTATTATCACCTTTAAATTGAAATCTTAATGGACCTACTGACTTTCTATCTATTCCTATATACATAGGAGAGAATCCATCTGGGTTATTCATACCCCAATAACTTGGTAAATTTGGTCCTATTTTAATACCACCCCACACTTCATTAATCCATATCCAATCAATATGCTCACCATATAATAAATTGTCTTTAGATTTATTTTTAAATAATCTAGTGTCGTATATAGGCTTTGTAGTTACTTTATAGTCTTCTGTTATTATTTCATTAATTACTTCATAATTATCATCAATCTTTGTTAGATGTCCTAGTTTTCTTTGAGACTTCCAGTAACATGTTGTAACTCTTAAAAAATAATTACTATTAGGTTCACCATCTTCTTGACCTTGAGATAATATTCTAGATACAACATCATCTCCACTCATAGATGCAGCAGTAGTATATTGTCTCATTGCTAATGATGGCATACTAGTATTCCATTCATGAGATTGTGTAGGATCATAAAAACTACCATCATTTTGTTGACCACCTATTATATAATTTGCAGCTCTTATAGGATATGTAGCTTCTAAAGCTTCTAACTGATCTTCTGACATTAGATATCCGTATTTGTCTACAACATCTGAAGGAGTTAACATATCTATTTTTCCTACCCAGTTTGACTGAGAAATATATCTTGCATCAGGAGACTTATGATAGAAAGTAACTGCTGGATTCCATAGTTCTACTTCATAATCTTCTTCCATCATTCTCATATGCCAGAATTCTCTATCTGTAATAAGCATATCACGGAAAGCTCTTTCTTCTAATTCTTCCATTCTAAATCTTTCTGCATCAACTTGATGCTGATGATCAGCCCACTGTTCAACCATAGATCTATAACTCTTTTTAAAAAAGCTTTCTATTTCAGGAAGTGTTTTTAAATTTTCTGGACTAAGTTGTTGCTGTGCTTCTTCAGATTCAGTATCTAACCCTTGCTCTAATAATGCTGCAGTAACTTTTAACTGTGCTTGAGACATTAAAGTTTCTTCAACCATTTGCCTTTTCTCTTCTAACATTTCATTATAAGAAAAATCATCTATTGCCCTATAAGTAAGTTTAGTTGATCTTTTTGCAAACTCAGCTACCAATACATTAACTACATTAGGTATAATTGGATAAAACTTAAGTTCTAATGCTACATCCTCACCATCATTTTCAGTAAGCATGCTTACAATATCTCTTGTTTCATTGTCTTCTTCTACAATATAATCTGATCTATTAATTATACCTTTTGCAAGTTTATAATTTTTCATTATTCTTCTTGCATTAACTTTTATTTGTTTAATGCCCTCCCACTCTAACCAGTCAAGATTCCAAGCTGCCCATTCTTCATCTTTTTGTTTTTTTGGTAAAAACTGTAATGGCTGGGTTATACTACCCATTCTGTTTCTTTCTACTTTAGCTCCCTTTTTAAGTTGAAGTGCATTATATACTTGCATAACTATTTTATATTTTTGAAGGCTGACTTCTTAAAAGTTTTACCCTTAAATTTTTTATATTTATTCCCTAAATTTCTAAACGGACTACTATTTAATTTAAACAAATTTTCTGACTTTTGCAAGTTTTTAGCTGCGTCATCTCTAATAACTTGCTTAGCATAACCTCTATTAGATTCCTGTATTTTCATAAAAGATACAAGTGCTGCAAAAGATACTAATCTATCCACGTTAACTCCATCTGCATATTCTTGCATTTCTTTTATCAGCATAGGATCTGGAATTCTTTCTATTCCATATACAGTTTTTAAAACTGTTCCATCTGTTTTTGTTTCTTGATCTAACTCTTCTCTAACAAATTCTATAGCATATGAAATGAGGTGAGACTTGAACAGCGTTCCTGTATTTCTCCAACCATATTCCTGATAAACATTTTTATTTGCAGCAAGATCTTTTAAAAACATAATTTGACTCTTAGGTACTAGATATCTTTGTTTTTTTCTAGATATCATATATTGAATAAATAAAGAAATGTTATTCTCTATTACTGTCCAGGCATTATACCATTCTATTATAAGTTCTAATTTTTGATGAGTCTTTTTAATATCATCAAACCTTCCACACCATGCAGCTACTATTTTACTTTGTTCAACATATGTCTCTGCATCATTACCTGTAACTTTTGTAATTTCTACAGAAGCTTTCATTACATAAATAGAACAAAGAGATTCTGATGTTGTAGTCTTACCTTCTGATACAGGGTCAATAGAAGCATAGTACATACCAAATGAAGGATTTTTAACAGGCTTCTCCCAAACTACTAATACTCCAGATTTATCTTCTAATTTTTTATTTACAGGAAAATTAAAAATAGGTAGTTTATTAGATTTGCTAGCTTTAATAGTATTACCTATTTTTTCTA